TCTGTTCTGATCGTTATCTCATAATTAACAGTTATATATACCGGAAGTGGTATTGTTATGGATTCATATACCACCTTTTTGTTAGCAGTTGGAAAGTTTGGTTGCCCCCTTTTTCTTTGTGCGTCAGCATTTGCGAAATTAGACGTTTTATCCTGCTTAATCCTTCTTGCTACTAATATGACACCACCCTTCTCATCAGATTCTGGTACCAAAGCTGCCTGAATCGTTCCCTTTTTAGAAGGATCTTTCACAAGACTTGTTCTCTCGACGGTCATTAGCGGAAGAACCAAAGACCCGTCTTTGTCCCTAACTCTAGAGTCTCTCTTGCTTTGAAAAACTCTTTCAGCAGATGTCCAGATAACAGGAAGAGGGGTCCATCCATTATTTGTGGTTGTGTGTAAATTAAGCCCCTCTAAATACGAAAGCATCGCAGTATCAATATTCTCTATTCTAGACGGAGGGAATGGAATTTCTTTTAATTTTTTAATATGGTCATCATTATCCGGCATTGAAGAGTCCCTCTCTTGCCTTGACACATTCGGCGGTTACTTCCATTTTGTGTCCAACTTGACCGAATATCTGTTTTGGTTCGTTAAGGGTCACTATTTCGTAGTATTCTTCACCGTACAAAACAAAATCACCCTCTCGGACGAACAAATTCTGATCTTCTGTTAATCTTCTTTTGTGAAAATGAACAGTTATTTTTGATAACCGATCCACTCCTAGATTTGTAGTTTCTGTTTCATATCCCTGCCACTCGACAAGAGCGTATACTCTTATTGGGTTTAAAAAATTTTTATGAATTGCCTCACCATAAACGGGATGAAAGTCGGTGTCCTCGATGCTAATTGGATAATACAAGATTTGCTGGCCAATGACCTTTTCGACCAATTCATCATTTATTTGTTTTACCAGGTCTCTTTCTTTTTTTCCCAGAAAGAGTGGTGGAGGAGCATCCTGGGGCTGCTTCCATTTATTGTCTGCCATGAATTATTACCCCACAAATACCGACAACGGTATCTTCTTTTGTATATTGATGCTGGCGTCCATTGTTTCTGAATCAATTTGAGCTAACTTAGAATATGTCATTTCAGCCAGTGTCGTCTTTAACTCCTCCCTTAACTTATCTTGTTCTTCTCTCGCCTGAGTTAACAAATCTGAACCGTTTAACGTAACCGACTCGCCTGGAATAGGAATGGTTTGAAACTTACTCCTAATCTGGCCGAGTATCTCTTTGCACAAAGATAGAGCGAACCTCCTAATCCACTGTTTGCCTATACTATTTATACTCTTATATGGCAAGTTTGCAAACGGTAGAGTGTTCATATTATTAATACCGCCTATTCCGGTATCAGTTCCTGAATCTTCCTCAGAAAACGGATCCGTAGGAATTGAAAACTGGACCCACATCTTAGAAGGTCCGCGATGATATGGTATTGGAAAAATTCTCAACTTATTATCCTTTAATTCATACGAGAAGTGGGACATCCTTGTATAAATGGAGTCCTCAAACGCCATCGCTTGAGCTTTGTTGTGCCAAGCGGGAATCAATTCAAATGTTGAAGTATCTGAAAATTGGCCATAACTGTGGAGGTTTCCTACAACGTTTAACCCTCCATAATATCCAAAGAATCTCCACATTGCTGCAGGTGTTTTATAAAAAACCTTCTTCACAAGAATCTTCTTGTTTCCAACTTTATTGAAATATGGAAGACTGCCGGAAGCGATAGCTGATGATGAGATTATCGTCTGTAAATCATAATCTTGCTGACCAATTGTAACATCGAAAGACGCTGAATATTCTGCTTGACCACGTCCAACGCCTGCTTCTGCGCCTGCGGCTTCAGAAGCCCTTCTAGCATATCCAAAGTCAAAACGCGGGTATTTTAATGCTACTTGAGTGCCGCCTAACGAAGATGACAGACTGGTGTCTCCTGTTGATTTAAGGTTGCCTAGATGGTCGAATGCTCCCGTTGAATGACCCAAAAATGAAGAAAGCGAGTTATTCGCTTGATGAATATTTAGTATGTATGAATATTCTAAAACTGCCTCTTCATACGCAGCATATACATTCGCTGTCGTTAGTTCAATATCTAGTACGTCACCACCTAATTTTCTATATACATAAGTAACCTGATCTGCTGCTCCAGACAAGAAGTTAAAATCATAGAAATCTGATGTGGTCTTGGAATATACCCTATACGGTACCACTGCATCGACATCATTAACAGAACCAGTAGATGGTAGTACAGACTTGCTCATTGTGCTAGCTGGGGTTAGTGTCGTTGGCATTTAGGGATCCTCCGGAGTTTCTCTTTTAATTAGTTAGACAAACAAAGAAAATCCGCTATGTTATGAAGAAGCCTTTGTTCTCCGTCTTCTTGTGGTCTTTGTCTTAGTTTCAGCAGTAGTTTTATTAGTTGTGTTAGATTTGTTTCTGCGTTTTCTATTTTTATTAGTTGTTTCCTTAAGAGCATTAACCACGGGCTCTGGTGCTTTTTCTTCTGGNAAGGCACATTCAACGGGTTGTTCTTCTGCCTTCTGTACAGGTTCCGATATTTGGAATACTGCTTCTTCAGGTTCGATTGTTGGTTCAGGTTTCGGTTCCTCTCTCTGAGCAGGCGGCGTATCGGGTACGGACACTGTTGGTTCCGGTGTGTTCTTCGCTCCGAATAATGCTGCTCGTTTTGTAGCATACTTTTTAGCATACTTCGTCATTGTTAATCGTTTTCTTGTTTTGCCCATTGTGAACTCCTTTGTTTAGGCTTGTATAATAAATAGTCTAGACAATAGAAAACCCCAAGCCATAAGACTCGGGGTTGGTTCTATGATAAGGCGAGCTAATTGCTTATTAGGCGAACGCTGGTGTGGTCGCTGCAGAAATGAATCCCTGAACGAGCCACCTTGTATTGTCCTTGTCGTAGACTACATCTACCCAGGAACCTTGCTCTGTGTCCGCTGCGAGGGTCAACACATCATCATCAGTGGTAACACCGTCAGCCTTTATCTGATCCGTATCCCCTGCGGCATCGTCGTCGTCCCACGTTACCGCGCCCTGGAAGGCGTCGGCTGCTGCGGCGGTGATCGTCACCGTGCCGCCTGTAACGTCGTCGATAATCCAAAACGAGTATCTAGTCCCGTTCTCCGGATCAGTTGGCAGGGTGATGGCTACCGCGCCGCCTGCGTCGATTGCGTAAAGTTCCCCACTCTCATTTTTTGAAATCGTCTTGCTAGCAGTTACAACCTCTAATCTCGCTCTGCTTGCTGAATATGCTGCTCTTCCTACTTTAGCCATTTTTAAAATCTCCCTTTAATATATAAAAGCATTTCGCCTTATCACTTGTAGTAAATAGTTTAACAGTTTAGAAAAAGCCCCCCAAATCAATGGGGGGCGATTCTTTTAGTTATCGGGACCTATTAAGATCCTGCCTCACCTAAGAGACCGCGAACGATAACAAGACCATACATATCTGGTCGAACCATTTTCTTCGCGTAACGGGTCATAACACCCTTACGTGGCACGAAATCTTCCGTACCGAAAATGGTCGGTGTGACCTGTAGAGGTACATATGGGGCGTATACATAGCCACTCTCAAGGAATGAACTACCCTTACGTCCAACTAGGATCACGTTTCTTGGGAAATAAGGATCAACAAAGACCTCAAACTTCTTAGAAAGTGCGCCGACCTTTACAGCACCGATATCACCCTTGTCTTGATCAGCAGTTACGCTTGCGCGGAAACCACTGGTGAATTCAAGAATGTTGGCCACTTCTGGCGAGCAAACAACGAAGTTTGCGCCACCGCGAAGCGTCTTGCGGTGAATCTGAGCACTAACATCATTGATAGTCTCGATGAGAGTCTCATACCATTCACTGACAGTACCAGTGAAGTCAGGAGCAGCAGATGTTGCCCCAAGCTCATTACCATTACTGTCAACAAACAAACCAGGAGCACGACTCCAGTAGCGAGTACCAGCTTTTGCACCTACGATAAGATCACCGAGAATTTCCTGATCGATTTCTAGAGCAATCTGCTCCGAAAGAATACCAGTCAACTCAACTTCTGCATCAAGGTTGTGATAGGCATTGAGATCTTGTCCCAATTCCGGTGACCACTTAGCCTTGAGTTTCTTAGTGACTGCCGTTACGGCAATACTATCAACCTTGATGTCGATCTCAGGTATACGTTGCTTATTGGTGCCTGACCCGAACTCGCCAGTAGCGTCATCCGGCTCTTCAAGCCCCCATGTGTCGTTGCCAACAATCGAACCAAGAGCGTCAGCTGCGCCTGCGCCTGCGCCGCCGCCTTCAAACTTATCTGTACGTGGATACGTAATAGCAATGCTATCAAGACCTTCCGGGAGTTGCTCATCGGCTGCGCCGTGGAAAACCAGCTTAAGATTGCCAGAAGAGTCCAGAGCAGTCAGTCTTCGCACCAAAGTACCACTAGCACCTTCTGCGCCCGAAACAACGGTAAGAGCCGTAAGGGCGTTTCTGTTAAGATCAGCAGGTAGTGCAGAAGCAGAAACCATCACGACAGCGACCTTTTCGGTCGAAGTGGCTGCAAGGATATCCGGGTCAAAACGAATAGCTTTCTTTTGATTCTCCGATAAGGCGGAAATTGTAACTGCGCTATTTCGTCCAAAGCTAGAATTTTCACCCAGTTCACCAGCAGTCCAAGTATCGGACCCAGTAGGCGAAGTGTATCCCGTTCCGAGATCATAGAACCCACCAGGACCGGTGCGGTCTGACGGAGCAAGATTCACACCACCAGTGATTTGACGACCGATGACGTTGCCGCCATAAACCGACTCACCGGGGGAGACACCAGCCTTCTCGTGAGTATGCGTAAAGTCAAGGAAGAAGATGAGACCACTTGGTAGGCTCATCGGCTGTACCGAGACTAGATCATTAGCAATCAATCCACCGAATACTCGACGAACGATTGGAAAAGCAACTGCTGCGAAGCCTTCGACATCGCCAGCTGCCATTGAAGAAGCCTCACGTAGAAGCTCCTTGGCTTGGTTCTCAAGAAGAACCGCCATATTATTTTTAGCACCATCATTACCGAGACCCTCTAAAAGACCAGTCTTTTCCCACTTGTTGAGAATAGCTGCGCCCTCTCTAGAGACATCGCGTTGAATAATGCCTTCAGTTAATTTTTGTAAAACAGACATTTATAGTAACCTCCTATGTTTTTTTAATTCCAGCCAAACGCTGAAGTCGCGCTGAAAAGGGGTCTGTAGAATCTTTTTCCCTATTTCGTTGCGAGTGAATAAGCAATGAAGAATTTCTATTAACTGCTTCGCTAAGTGATTTCGGCACAGAACGTTTTTCTGTACTTCCCACGGTGCTTTGAAGTGTTTCATAAATAACCTTCGCTTCCTTAGTCGATTCGGCCTTAGAAATCGCTTCGACAATCTTTCTTTTTTGTCGCTCATTCAGGGAGGAATTTTCAAGTGCCTTGTTGATATACAAGAGTTTCGCATTTGAAACATTTACCATATCAACCTTCTCTTTTAAAATCATTACTGCTTCCATAAACTTGCTATTTTCTTCAGCAAGTTTTTCTTTTTGATCTGTGTTTTTCTTAAGGGATTCTTCTAATTCTTTGAGTCTCGACCTTAAGGCTTCGTTTTCTTCTTTGACTTCATCATCACTTTCTTGGGCGAGAGCCATATCAGCATACTCTTCCATCTGACTCTGCGGTGTACCGGCNCAGCCGCNCATNTTGGGATCGATGTCGACTTTGATTCTTTCTAATATATCTTCCAACAAGGATTCATCAATCTCAATATCCATTTCCTCGTCTATCTCTTCCGACTCTTCAGTCAAAGGAGAAACTGCTTCGGGAGCAGCTGCTACAGCAGGTTCAAGGTTTTGAGCCACCGTTTCGTGAGAAACCTGATCAGGTGCGAGAACATCCGATGCGTCCTGTCCAGTTTCAGATTCCAAATTGTCTATCTGTTGTCGGAGACCATCCAAATCCAATTGAACGATGTCGGTGTCGCTTACCGGTCCGGCAGAATCAGGAAGGTCTTCTTCGAGTGCAGGCGGGACCTGAGCCAAAGAAGGATCTGTCGCTGCCTCCATATCTGGTTCAACAGGAGAATCCTCCGCAAATTCGTCTTCTTCTGCGAAGGGATCTTCTTCCTGCTCTAGCAAAGCAGAAACCGCTTCCTTTATTTGATCTGAGTATCTTTCAACAACTATTGCTTCTGCATTTTTGATTGCTGATTCTTTGAGTGCTTTCGCATCAACTATCGCTTGTTCTAACATGGATGACATACATTTACCCCTTAAAAAGTAGAAATATTTCTCAAAAGTAATTAGTATTTAAATTTGTTAAATGACAGGAAATTATATTACTCTGCTTTAGTGCGGATGCGGATTGTTGGAACGCCCCTGAAACCCAGTATAAATGGGGGTGGCTGCAGATTTTCTTTTGTGTCTGCTCCCTGTTTTGTGGCTATCGGGGTGTATTGACGTTTTACGTCAAAAGTTTTGATTATGTAATCTGATGATTTTTTAATATTAGACCTTGCCATGATAGTCTCCTTAAAAAGTTGAAAGCAAGGCGTAAGCCCTGTTCCCTTCAGAACCATCATTGGCAACAGTTACCCTGATTTTATCAACACCTGCAATCTCAATTATTCTAGTCATGGCTGCAGCGACGATAATGGACTGGGTGCCAGAGCCCGGCCCGCCGTCGGCGTCTACCGCTTCAACCAACTCGGACCACACACCTGTGCCGTGATAATAAACCTCTACCTTGGTAATGTTAGCGGTACCATCACAAACAAGATGTAAGAATCTTTGATTTTCTGTAAAATATGCGGTAGTGCTAGTAATATGTGTAGTACTGCTTGCGCCGTTTACATTCTTTGGTCTGCGGGTTCTACCCCAACTTGCATGGGTATGAAATCCCGAACTTGTACTTTGTGCCATCTTTTAACTCCTTAATTATTAAACTTAGCATTATGCTTGTTTGTTATTTCGCGAGAAACTTTTAACTTTCTCTCACGTTTTCTCTTTCTCTTAACTGAAGGCTTTTCAAAAAATCTTCTTTTCCTAACTAAATCCAAAATCCCATTTTTCTTAACTTTTCTACAAAACTTCTTGATTAATCTTTCGTTTTCACTAGCATACCTAGTATTCGCTTCGACTAACACATGAATTGGTCCTTTTGACATTACGCCCTCACTTTCATAATAACTTTGTCCACGCTTTTCCGGCGACCGACAAAAGTCCGTCTATATTAACCCCGGGGTCACCAGGGGCATAGGAAGATAGCGGACTCGATGGGGTGGGAGAACCTCCGACAGACCCACCTTTGGACAGCGGCTCTGTACTTTCGAAAACATCTACTCCGTTATAAGCGTCCTTTGATATCGCTGCAAATAATTTCTTCTTTGTTTCTTTTATCTTTTTGCTTTTTCTCTCTTCTAACATCCCGTCACTTGTTCTCGACTCAACAATTGGTTGAGCTTGAGGCGTTGTAAGCCCACCTACAACTTCCGTGATTATACCAGACAGCACCCCCTCTTCGAAGATGACTTCCTTTATGCATTGTTTAATCAACGGTTTGAGTATTTCTCTTAATTCGCTCTTCTTCATAATTTACTCTTTAATGATGCTGTTCAGCAATCTGTTAATCTTATCAGCTTTTGTAAAAATATTTGATCTTTCTTTGGCTTCTGTCACCATAAAGGCACCAGGTGTCGAAGGATCAGAAACCATATCAAAACAAATCAATTGAAAATCGTCTTCCACTATCGTTAACCCATTCTCCTGCCTTGTCGAACCCATTCCTCTAGAAGAAATACCAAGAGGGATGCGATTTTGAACAAGATTTCGAAGAATGTTGCCAGAAGGAGTGTCGAGGACTTCTATCTTTCCCATACACTTGTTACCATCCATATATATATTTGTCACCAGGTGCGAAACATTTATCAAGTTTACAACTGAGGTGTCAGGGTGGTCCAGCTCGCCCAATGCTCTTCTCTCTTCTACCATCTTGCGATAATTATTTACTTCTCTCTCTAAGATGGACTTGGAATAAACTCTATCGTTATGGTTCTTGGTTTCGGCCATTTGCATAACGCCCGATAGAATTATAGCACCATCGGCGACGCGGCGTTTTTCATCTTCCGTAAGAAGGTCTTGGCATATGCCACCTTCACAAAGTTCATAATATTCTCTCAATAGTTTCATGTCTCTCCTTGTGCGGGGGCCACCCGCTTCGACCAGGATCCCTTGCAACAATTAGCTACTGGGCGGATATACCACCTTATAGTGACAAACGGTTTCACAGTCTACCTCCTAGTGCGCACGCCGTTATTGCGATTTAATGAGCGCGTTTGAATCTTGATTCCCTTATGATCTAACCTAACTCCATCGTCGCCAAATAACATATTCAAAACGTAACTTGTTCCAGAACTGAGACAGCCCAGGAGCATACCAGTAACAAGATAATTATCAAAAGTAAATAGTGTTGTGTAACCGTTTAGAGCCCATAAAAGAACGCCCACCCAGAAACCCACACACATAGGGCAAGATATGAGTTCCTTCATAAATCCCCTAGTGGGGCGGAGCTTGTCCAGTATTTTTGCATATACCAGAATTTGTGTTAACCCGTAAGAACAAAGCACAAAATATAGTAGATTCACTTATCCTCGCTTTCTCTAAGAATTGAATACATGTATTGGTAACCATACGGTCTAACACGATGATCCAGAGATCCCTTACTATCTGAATGGGGTACTTCTCCCAGCTCTGTGCTGTCTTCTTCGTCAGGGTCGAGCATATGAGTCATCATATCGTAGTTTAGATGCTTGCGAGCCTTAATATCGGGTTCTTCCTCTCTTAGAAACAGACTAGTCGCGAAAATAGCACTTTGGACCGAGTCTATACCCTCTAAAATAGAATCATAAATTTTAGCTTCCATTGAAGAGAGCACGTTACCCGATTGGACACTCGAAGGGTCTATTACACCCTTTGTTCTCAAGAATCTATAAAACCTATCCTGAACAGGATAAACTTCCCTTTCCATTAGCTTCTTTGGGAATGTTGTTATTTTGCTTTTTGCTGGAGATATCACTATATCTACCAAATCATGATCGAATATCATGATATCCCCGTTCAATGCTCGGCGAGCAATTAACTCTACAGATACAGCGTCGGGTTCTTCTGCAATTATTTGTATTTTTATGTTGCCTGAAGGGGCTGTTTCCGATACTCCTTCAGTAGGGACTATTTTTATTTTAACCGTCATCTCTTTCTAACTCTTCTACTAAACTTTGTATTTTCAGCACCTCTTCGATCATCACTATGTCGATCTCTTTGTCTCTATAGCTCTCTAAAAGGCTCAAAACCTTTCCTGTTTTGGCTTCCATTTCTTTATCAGAAGAAACTGCCGAATGGCTCTCCATGGAGCGTATTTTTTCCTTAAGAGTCCCTATCTCTTCATTCATGATGATTTTTAACTCTAGTCCGCCATCTACAAAAGATGTGACGTACTTTGTCAACAACGTTTTTTGACTCTCATTGAGCTTGTTTTGGTACCTTTCATTAAATCTTTTCACGAAAGACTTATAAACTAGGTTATCTATGGGATCCTTTGTTTCTTTTTTCTCGGGCTCTTTTGTCAATGCCTCAACAACCTTCCCTTCCAAGAGAACCTTGTCCTTGATTCCGATAGAGTCATTAAACATCGAATAAATACTGGCCAGGTTCTTGTAATTTGGAACAAAATTAGCGAAAACAGAAGTACCCAAAGTCTTGTTTATCACCCTGATGAGAGAACTCTGCTCTCTGAACACTTCTTTTTTGCTTATCTTGGAATACGCAATTTTCGCTTCAATGATCATCTTCTCTGCTAAGTCTCTTTCCAGTCCATGAGTTTCATAAAGTGGCTTAAAAACCTTAAGCTCTTGCTTCAAAGAAGAATCTTTCGCAAAGTGCTCTTTAATTATCCCCTTTATTATCTTCATTTTATTTTTATCGTTCTTGATAGCACTTTTTGTCAACTCTCGAACAAGTGCCTCGTAAACAAATGCGGTGTTTCTTTTCTTATTGTGTTTTAGTCTCATTCTTTCCCCTCTTTTCAAGATCTTGAATCAGTTTCCTCACATCAGAATTAATTTCTGTGATTAAAATTTCTTCCCTATCATAAGTAGATTCCTGTTCTTCGTAAATGCCCCTAGATAATGAAGTCAACCCTGCTAAACTATCAAAACCCTTCAAGGTGTTCCTTCTAGTCGACGAAGCCACCTCTCCTGCGTACTGACCCTTGTAAGAGCGTTTACGTGCGCCAGAGGGTCTCTTATCGACCTTAGACGCGGTCTTAGCATACTCTTTTCTACGATCCGACTTCGTTCTACCTCTCTTGTCTGTCCAGATGTCGTCGTCTCTTTTACCAGGAGCCGCTAACAACATGGAGTCATCTTCTGGGGGCTCTTCGCCGCCTTCTTCACCTCCAAGTTCTGGCTCCAACCCGGGTGATCCCTCACCGCCAGGTTCGAATTCGGAACCCTCTATATCATCCATTCCGGTTGACGGCATTATTTCTGCCTGTTCCATTTCTCCAGCTGTTTCTAGCGCAGCCTCAAATTTACGATCATAAAACATTTCACGTTGATTCCTGATGAATTCTTCTTCAGAAAGATTGAACACCTTCGTGGCTATCCACCTCTTGCTAAAGAATCCTTCAGTTGCTCCAGAAGCAGTTTCGAACTTAACCTTCCAGTGCTCTAGCTCTTGCAATTCTGCTATCTTTGATGGATTTGCTAGCTTCAAAGAAAACGATGTTAAATCTTCTCCGCGATATCCCAGTATATAAAGGTGCACTATTCCAATTTTTTCAAGCTCAGTTATAACAGACCTCTGCAGCCTGTTGACGGTTCTCGCGAATCTAATATCTTTTTGAGCCAAAGTTGTTTTATCTTCTTCGGACCCTTCGGTTTGTGAAAGATAAGATGGCGGGATCTTCAATGCTGAAAATAACTTGTCTCTTAAGTACTTAACATCATCAATGTCTCCCGTATATGTCCCACCAGGCAAACTCTCAACCCGAGAAGAAGCATCCCCTCGCACTGGAATGAAATAATCTTCGTCTACAGACATCGGATTATAGCGGAGGTCGACACGACCGGTGTTTGGATCGACGACTTGGTTCCTCTTCATCTGAGTCATGACCTTTTGCATATATTGCTCTACGTCCTGTGGCGGTATACTGCCGACATCGATATAAAAAACTCTTCGTTCGGGCGATCTAACAATGCGATAGGCCATCATTGCGTCTTCCAAGAGGGTTAATTGACGCCAGATTCTTCGTGCGGGTTCTAGTGCAGAAGTCCCATATGGAGCGTGCTTATCATTTCCCAATATTCTGAAATGTGCCATTTGCCAATTCTCAAAAGTCATTCCTGCGGAATTCCACTGAAACTGGACGTAATTTGGATTAGTTTTGTCTTCCCCTTCTAGCCTTTCTACTTCTTGGGTCGGCAAACCAATAACACTTTGGATACCAATGGTTTCATCCATATCCAAATATAAGAAAAAGTCCCCATACTTGCACATTGTGCGACACCAACCAAATAAATTAAATTCCAAATTTAATATATTGTGATACAAAGAATCTAAAATACTTTTTATCTCGTCATTAGGGCAATCAATAGTGAGTAGCGGTTGCAAGTTGGTAGATGTCGTCATCTCGTCGGCATATATATCCAAAGCTGAAGCAATCTCTGGTGTGTATTCCATTTGGTCAAAATCAACATATCGCTCCAAACGATTTTGATTTTGCATGACGTTCGCCATCAAGTTATCGAAAGGGTTGTATTCCGTCTTTTTGAATTGTTGCCCACTGGCAGAGCGAAATCTGCGAGAGTACTTATCTAGTTGTCTTCTTCTTAATCTTCTGGCAGTTTGTGTTCTGTAAGTTACTAGCGGTCCAGATAACAATTTTGTTAACTTCTTAAAAAGTTCGTTTTGGCTATTTACAGGATTTTTTGTATTTTTGTTTTTTCTGGCCATTTAATTTATCCTTTGAAGAGCCACGGAAATTGTTCGTATTGACTCTTTGTTTTCTCTATTTTATCAAATATGCTCTTATTTTTATAGCTATTTTGACCTGGAATTGTAGTATCCAGTCTAGAATTCGTTACAATCATAGAATCCAGACAAGCTTTTTTATATTCCGTGTTTCTCTGATTTTCCACCAATGCAGTATCCCTTATCCAACAACCAATTGAGCATGCCATAACCAGATCATCATTATAGCTTCTCATTGCTTCAGGTTTGCCGTTATTCCATATAAAAGTCTTCATTTCATTAAGAAGACGCGCAGAATATATTTTAATTAGTTTGTTCCTTACGAATTCCTCCATCTTAGCGATAACTAATGGTCTAGTTTTAGAAGAAGTGGTGAATCCTGCGACGGCATTTGATTTATTTTCTGCCTGTATCTGGTCTATGTATTCATGGGTAGATTTTATCGAGTGGTAAATATTGGGATAATTCTTTTCTCTAAGCTTCTCTAAAACAGAATATCCTACCGAATTGTTTTCCACTGTTATCATGCAGCTGCCGTACTCTTTTCCAGCATTCAACAAAACATCTGAAAAGACATCGGGCGTTACTTTTCCCTGATATTCTGCGATGATCTCCATTGTCGCCAACTTAATAAGATGAAAAACTGAATAGTCTCTTCCATCACCTCGTGCCACATCGGCACTTATCATATAATCACTATCGTGCTTATACTCTTCCCAAATCCAATAATTTCTATCAAACCCAGTTCTATACTTGGGTTCTCTTACCATGTTTTCTACCCAGGCAATGTCCTCTCCATGAAAGACAGTCTCTCCAGACATATTAAAATTACATTCTAATTCTTGTGCGATTTCGCGTCTGGACATATTTCTCGTTTCTTTTTCAAACCACGTTCTATCTCTATCCGGGTGCCTATCCCACGGAAGTTTAGTTGATTTAAAATCGTTGATTGACTGCTCCGCCTCCATATAAGCTTTGTGAAACCAATTGCCAACACCATTTGGTGTTGATAGGGCGATACAGCGGCCGCCAGTAGAAAGAGTGGGATACAGCCCAGTCCAAAGATCGTCTAATCCGTCTACGTGAGCGGCCTCATCTACAACCAATAAAGAAAGAGCCTCTGACCGTCCAGCGTCACCACTAGTTGAAGATGCCTTTATTTGAGACCCGTTTGACAACTCAAAAGAAGTTCTGTTGTCAATTGTAACGTGTGCGATAGTTAACCATTCTGGTATATTTTTTAAAATATTTTTAACTTTTTTCACTAAATTGGATGCAGTTGAGAATTTAGTTGCGATAACGAGAACGTTCTTTTCTCTATGGAAGAGCATCATCCAAACGACATAAGCAGCAGTTATTGTAGATATTCCTAATTGTCTGGCTTTTAAAATGACGTTAAAACGATTGTCTAGGAAGTCCTCAACCAAATCTTCTTGAAAATCATATAAATGAAACGGAATTAGCCCTTTTTGTGGATGGGTAATGCGAGCGTAGCTATTAATGAAATAAACAGGATCCTTGCCACACTTAACAATCTCCCGCATTATTTCCTTCTTGGTTAACTGGAAAGACATTTTCCTACTTTAGATTTTTGTTTCTAGCACCAGTTTCCATATTAAACGGATCGAATGGTTTATAATTATCTTTTTTAGATTTATCGTTCTTGGCGCGGGGGCTCTTTTTACCAAGTTCAAGAAACTTCTTAAAAGTGTCGTCTAGACGATCCTTACTTCCGTCTTTTGCGCCGTCCTGACCCCTCAGTGGATTGCCGCCTATTTTGTAGTGCTTCTTAGCAGTGACGGTTGTTCTAACGCTGGAGATGTATTGTACAAGAACATCTATTTCGCCTTCCTCCGTTAAAGAAAGAGTGTTTTTGGTCAACTTTTTATATTCCTTTTTAATAAATTTGACAACGTCATTTATCATTGATTCGATATTAGACTCAAAATTATTCTTGTGGACATCTTTTAGTTTAGGGTCACACTGATATGAGACGCAGATTTTATCCCCATAAAACCGCACAGAAAACCCATCCATAACTCTAGAATCAATTATCGGGTCGCCCTCTTCTCTTTTAAGACCCAACTCAACACGATTGCCGTCGGAGTCAGTCGCGCCGTCATGTGTGTTTGAGCATACTTGAGATATACCGTTTATGATGTTTAATATAGTAGCCATTTAAAATCCTCGCTTTATACTAAATAGTAGTTTCATTTCATAATTGCCATAGTATTCTTATCCGGACGCCAACCTGACCTCCATCGTGCTTCACGTCCTTCAACGTAGTGAATGTAGCAATCAAAACAACATTGAAACTTGCTCATATAAAGGTCGTCTTTCATTGCAAAAGAATATTTTACACACACGGGACACTCTCTATTGCTCTCTTTTTCTAGAATTCTTTTAGAGATTAAAATGCCACCTTCTGTGCGCTGTCTCTCTGATTCTCTTTTCTCTGTTTCTCGTGAATAAAATTCTTTTAAATCCTTCAGATATTTTTGTTCCTTTTCCTTGTTCCATAACTTCTTTGGATTCTGAATTGCTTCTTCGCCGTATTTTTCACTTATAGCCTTTTCTAACTTTGCGACGTAATTCGGATCATCGCTCATTTTAGAAACTCGCTTTTAAATCTATTGCAACCCAACTAATAACTATAGTGATGGCAACTCCGGTAACGAAACCTCCCGCAGCATACCACATTCCCTTGTTGGTCGGTCTGTCCATTGCGATTTTGCCAAGCTTAAGATTTTCTTCTTTTAAAGCAAACAAAACTTGCTCGTGAGATTCTTTCAATGATATTATATGAGCTTTCAAAAGCTCTATCTTTAAATTAAATTTTGCTTTTTCCTGTGTGATTTTTAATTCTGACACCAACTCGCACCTAGCCTTCGCCCTAGAAGCAGCAGTCAACAAGACCATATTTGCTTCGTCGTCGTAACACCAAGCACCCGAGTCGGCATCTGGAAAGTTTACTGGAAGCTTCCCCCCGGGCGGGATGTAGATGTAACTGCCCACTACGCCTTCGACCGGCTGGGCACACACAGGAAACACCAGAGCAGAGATTAGAAGACATACTATTATCTTATTCAATATTTTCAAAACCGAACTCCTTTTCAATCATTTCTTTAATCACTTCCGGGTTACTTTTAGACTTTACAATCATTTCTCTCACCACCCTTTCGTGATCTTTCTTAAGGGTCTTTTCCCTCTTTGCAAATTCCTTTTCAATTTTAGAGATTGTCTCGTTGTATTCGCTGATGAGGTCGTCTCTCTTAATAATTTCCTTGTTATGGGCATCTTTAATCGCCGAGATTTGGTCCTCATAAGACTTCGATCTAGCCTCCATAACCTCTTTCGCAGCATTGAAATCCTTTCTTGCGAGTACCCAAACCAATATAGACCAAGCGACCAAGAGGGGAACAACCCAATAGGTTTTTAACCACACCCAAACCTTTTTTAGTTTAAATAACGCTGCCATTGTCACCACCAGGTCCATGTTTCCACTGAACGGCCATATCTACCAAAGCTTGAGTCCCTATGTATGCTAGAGTGATCGCTGTCCAGTTATCACTAGTAACCACACCATAAGCACACAATACTGTTGCCGTTACCCAAGCAAGAAATTTTCTAGATATAAATTTTTCTGTATATTTATCCGCGAAAGCCTTTATCTGTGTCACCATGATACCCTCCTATACGTTGACATGAGCAAAACCAGATTTTCTCTCGATACTTATTTGCATGTCCACACAGTCTTTGAGGGTATCCAGATGGGAAATGAGAAGCACAGTTTTAAAATACCCCTTAACCATATCTAGAATCCTGACAAATCCTTCCATGTTCTCTTCATCCAAAGCAGTACCAGGTTCGTCTAATATAAATAGGTCCGATTTTGGTAAACTCGACACAGTTAAGAAAGCTAAACGAATAGCCATTGAAGCAATCGTCTTTTCAGCTCCGGAGCCCATTTCTAATGGTCGCGGGTCGTGTTTTGGATGCTTTATGAAGATATCCAACTTTTTATCATCGTTTTGAATAAAAATCTCAAACTCAACAATATTAGTTAATATTTTAGCGATCTCCTGATTTATGATGGGTAGCCGCTCCTTAATAATATCATACGAAATACCGTTTGCATGAGAACAAGTCATAAGAAGATCATAAGCTGCAAAGTCTGTTGCTAACGTTTTGTATTCCGCCTGTTGTTCGCCTAATAGTTTTAATCTTTCCTCTAGAGAGCCGTGAGATTTGTGAAAAGACAAGGTATCCTCATAACATTCTTTATATTCCTTCTCCTTTTTGGAGAGGGACCTTTTAATTTCGTTTCTCTTTTTTATTAGAATTTCTAAATTTTCAATCACCTCGCGATTGTCTTCGTAATCTTTTTCCTTTTCCAAAAGATCTTTCAAAAAAACATTTGCCTGGATTAGGGCAGTTTTGCCTTTGGCCATTTCGACTTGCAAATCTGCCATTCTATTCGCAGTAATGTTTTTCTTGTCTAAAAGCTGATTGTATTTGTCAATATGCTCTTCNATCTTCTTATAATCAATCTTTCTTATCTCTGCGCCTGTGTTATTAATGCTAATAGAAGTATCCTTTATGCTTCTTTGCGAAATCTGTATTAAATCAATCGCCTTGTAAGCATCCTTTATAAACTTACAATGAGAGTACTCAGAACCACATGGAACCTCCTGTAAGAGTCTCTCTTTGTCGTGATATGTGTTCAGCTTTTCCGACTTCCGCTTCATCTCCGAAAGAAAATTAGAGAGCTGCTCTTCCTTTTCTTCGTAAAGGTCCTTTTGCTCCAAACATTCAGCAATATCAAAGTCCTTCAAAAAATCTTCCATTTTTAAATAAAGTGATTGATCATCCTTTAGCTTTTCCTCCTTAATATTTTGGTTATTTGAAATACTTTTAATATTACTTTTTTTATTTCTTATTTTCTCCTTCAAAGAAACAATATCAATTATTTCCGCCGGTACAGAATCTATCTTTTCCTGCAAAGACTTTATTTCTTCCCCCATATCTGCGGTGTCTTCTTGGAGGGTCTCGCAAATTGCCTTATTCCTAACAATCGCTAGTTCACTTTTGATAATCTTATTCTTTACTTCCTCTATCAAAGATTCATAATCTATATCTTCTAGCTTTTTAAGAGCACCTTTAGTCAGAGAGCTATCCTCTTTTGCCATCTTAAATTTCTTTTCAAATATCTCCAAGTCAAGGAACTTCGCTAAAATTTCTTTTCTTTTTGTAGACCCCTCGTTTATAAACGCAAGAGAGTCCAGTTGGCTTGACATAGATGTCAGCAAAAAATCATCAATTGACCCAAAATATTTTCTAACATTCTTGTCGGTATCCTGGCGGGATGTGCCGTTCAAGCTTGTTACGTTTCCCAGCAAATCCACAGAACTAAATTCTAAATTTGTTTTAGCTTCCAAGGTTTCTTCGCCCTTAAGTTTTTTAATATACTTCTCAGATGTTCTTTCAGCAGAATAAATCGTGTTATCAATCTCTAGAGTGGCGCGTGATAAGCACTTGTCCTTATTTTGGTTAATAATGTTAAGATTTTTACGAACAGACTTCGAAGAAGAATTGTAAAGAGCGTACAAGAGAGAATCAACAATTGACGACTTGCCTGAAAAGTTTTTTCCAAAAATCCCAACAATACCCTCTAATTTCGAAAAATCTATCCTGTTACCTTCGCCGTAATTAAAGAGATGATCCCATTCAAGCGACTTTAAACTCCAGCTTATATTGCGATAAGTGTCTTCTTGGCGTTCAATATCTTTATTATACTTTGAGTTTAAGTCCAGCACCCTGTTTAACACTTCTTCTGAAACTTGAAAATCTTTAAGATAATCCTTTATTAAGTCCTCTTGTGTCTTTATGTCTCTCAGGTCCTTCTTCGCAAATCCCGAAGCAGATTCTAAAGATATCTTTTGCCCAGCGGCGCGGTTAAGATAGGTCACAGATTCTGGATTGTGTCTGTACTTAATGATTTCTACCGCTTTTCTCATCTTATCCAAAGAAACATTATTATCAGAAACGATTCTTAAACGTGCTCCAGACGGAACGCTTATCTTTCTAGGCAAATTGCCCTTCTTGGTAAGAGGAATGGTAATGAACGGCTTTGGATTATCAAATGCAATATGACGTGTAGTAAACGTTTCTTTATCTTCGATGTCCCAAAGTAAATATCCCTTATCTAGTGATTCTCCAAAGTTCTGCTGGACTGTTGATCCAGCATACCATACACGACCCTCCTTGTCTAGATTCTGCGTCTTGTGGATATCGCCAAGCAAAGCGAAATCAAAATTATCAAAGATCCCAATATCATGATCACCCCCCAATGTCCAGTCTAAGTCAGTCTTAGACTTATCTATCGCCCCATGATAAAGAGCAATATTAATCATTTCAGTATTCGTCGGTTTTATCCAATTTTCCTCATCAAAAACAGAAAGAATATTTAAACAAAAATTCTCATCCAAAACAACTTCTCTGGCATTCTTAATTAGGTGAAGATTGGGAGATTTTAATGCTTTAACAATCGGAGTTAAAGCATCTTGCCTACTACTATTACGTAAATTGCCGTCATGATTCCCTAAAATTATATAAGTCGGAGCAATATTGCTTAAATTCTCAAAGAAATCACGGCACAGATCAACAAATTCTGGTGATATTTGTGTCTTCGTATGAGCGATATCGCCGCAATGAATAATATAATCGACGTTTTCTTCCTTTAGGGAAGAATAAAGTTGCTTAAAAATTTCTCGATATTCAAAATGATATTTCAGATTCCTGATGTGTGTGTCCGCAATATGCGCAAAACGCATGTAACCTCCAATGCTTCTTAACTTATATTATAGTATACTTTGACAAGGAAGTCAAATGTTTTCTTGATTTAGAAATTTAACAAATCTAGATAAGAAAACTCGTTGGTCACTCAAAGGTAGGTTTTTGAATTCTTGGATAAGATTGTCAGCCATTTCTTTTCCGACGGTGGCTTCTTCCGCGATGGTCATTCGTTCTACTTCTTCACGAATTATTTTCTTTAATTTTCCTTTAGTAATTTCCATATTGTAGTAGCCTCCCTAAAACTTTAAACACTGATATAAATAGTGTATCGAATCAATAATGGTAGATTCTTTCTTTCTCCTGTCGAATTCTGCTTTTGTCATGCTTCCAACATCTTCATAAGGAGAAACGTCTATCTTATGTACCTTTATATCATATTCCAGAAGAGAATTAATTATTCTTTTCTCTTTCTCTGCTGCATCCGGGTCTAGAGCCATATATACCGTCGCCTTATTCCTCACGATTTTCTCAAACAACGCTGAACCTTCTTTGAGAGTCGAGCCCAATATGGGGACAGCATTGTCTGCTACAATTGCATCAAAGACACCCTCCACTAACACTATAGGAGCATCCCAATCTACATACAAGTCGTTGAATACGATATCACGACTTACTGGCGGGTTCTTATATTTGGGAAATTGCTTCCCGTATGACCTGGCTATAAAGTAATTTAAATCACCGCTCTCATCAAAGGAAGGAATGCAGATCCTGCCCGAATATTCTCCGTCGGGGCAATACCCTATCTTCCATCTCAAAATGTCCTTCCTTGTTATGCCACGAGATCTTAAATAAGAGTGCGCGTGCCTAGAATTAAATGATTTGTCACGACCCGTTAAAGTAACGAAAGATTCCGGAAGAGAAACCTCATCCCTCTCTGGGACGGCTGGTGAAAGGAATAAATCTTCGAAAGACGAAATATCAACACTACCGTCTATCTCAGCCCACTTCGAATGACTGGACAGGGTTCCATATCTTTTAACAAGATTTGCTATTTTGAGTCCAGAATAATCACAGACCCAACACTTAAAAACACCCTTGTCTAAGTTAATGGAAAGTTTTCTCTTTTCATGTTGGCATTTAGGGCATTTAAAAAGATGTTCTGACCCCGACTGGTAGTACCTGCCAAGGATATCTTTTAAGATTCCGAGTTTTTCTCTTTCCACGTGATTAGTCCCGATTTTGCGATAACCCAACTATCTGCTCGGTCATAAACACCGGGCTTTGGATTATTAAACTTAGTATATTCTACCTCAAAATCAGGTATGTTGTCAAGGATAAACTTCAATACTTTTTCTTTTGCCTTCTCTCCGCGAGAAACCTTAATGCCACATATTTTCCTTGCAGCTGTTGCCTTGAAATATTCTGGCTTCACACCTAGCATTCTAAACGCTGCCCAAGAAACCATCCCGTTGAATGTCTGCAAAGTTGACATTGTTTTAGCGGAAGACCCACCAGAGTTAAAAAACATGAACGGTTCTTCTATGTATATCTTTTTCACTTTATGTCTGAGTGCTATCTCCAAGAGCCACAAACGGATACCGCTCGCCTTATCAAACAAATCCTTAAAACGCTTCTTGTCCCTCATATCCCAAGCCTCACAAAAAACTATCTCGCCATTTTCGTCTAGAAGGGTCGCCCCCGTTATACTCGTAGAAACATCTAATCCTAATATCATTTTATGTGACTTTCATATACATGCTGTATATATCTTACCATAATTTCATCCTTTTTTTCATCCAAAGAGTGATACCAATGCCAAGCTGATGTCTCTTTTATTTGTTTTATTTCATTTTTTATGTCTTTTATGTTCTTTTCGAGCGTGTCGATTTGACCTTCTTCTGGTTCTGGTAGTTCAACATCCAAGACTCTTGCAATATCAAATAAATTCAAAAAGTCCTGTTTCTCCATTGCACTCTGTGCTTCTCTAAATAATTGTTTTTTGATATTTGCTTCCACTTCTGGAATGTTTACAAGCTTGTCGGGGTGTGATCTTCTCGCTATTCCCTTATAGATCTTCTTTATACTTTCCGGATGATGTACCTTTCTTTCTTGCTTAATTTTATCATTGGGTACTTTTTCTTTTTTAATTTCCTTCTTCTTTGATACTTTTTCTAAACTCTCTCTCTGTTCCTTTGTTAATATCTCTTTCACTCGTTGATTAAAAGATTCAGAAAAAGATTTTTGGGACTCTTCATAGGTTTTTTTGTCTACTTCTAATTGTGCTCTGAGATATCTGGCCTGCAATATTAGCAATTCGAACTCTTGCCGATGCTTGGCGGACATTTTAAAAATCTAGCTTTATTTTAAAAGTATATTCTCGGTCCTCAGTCTTTCTGACGGGGTTCGCTAATTTTGCTATAGCGATAAGATTTCTATTTTCATCATATATTCCGATCTTCGATATATATGTTTGCTTTTTAAATGATCCGGTTGGATCTGAATACGGAGTATGTTCTAGATTTTTTATTTCCACCTTATCGTATTCTTCGAAGTGAACACTTGAAGTAGAGGGATTAGTATGCTGTCCTTTTTTAATGTATGTTGGGTTAGAAGAATTGTTTAGAACCCCTTTTGGCGCGTGTGTTAACATTGTTATTGTTGGAACGTAATTCACTCCTTCGAAATCGATTACAAAAGTTGACCCGGTCAAAACTCCTGCGGCAGTGCCATCATTTGTTCCAACTCCAAAGTATTTCCATTTTGGGGTATAAGAATCGCTGCCTATATATTTGTCCGTGAAAGCATCGTTGATGTCCCAGGACCCAGTTAGTGCCAAAAACCCTTCGTTATATAACACAACTCCTGCCACCTTACCATCATCAGTCGAGGCGTTATACGTTCCCGATACCTGTATAAGTTCTCCATTTCTTTTCGTGTCTCTTAGTTCGGCGGCCAATGTTCCCGTTACGTAGAATTTAAGAGCTACCGACCCCTTCTTTATCGAGGATCCATAAAAAATAGATGGAATCTCAATAAGGGACATTTCCTGGGTTCCCTTATCCCAATTGACGCCCTTTAAGTTTGTAGACGAAGTGTTGAAAGCATAATGCTCGCTTAAGTGAGTATACTTATCAAAAGTGTTTTTCAACGCTGTAATATATTTTCTATTACCGGTAAGCTTTTTAAACGAGCCAATATCCTCAGTTACATCAACAGTTGAAGCACCAACTGACGCAAAGTATGTTCTTTTAATACTAGATGTCAAAGGGTACTTGCCCTTTATAGTATCTCCATAAGAATATTGGTCTAGACTGTCAAATTCGCTGGTGCTTATCGTCCTAAACGCTGTTCTTGCTCCCCCCTTTGTCACAAAAGGAAAGATAGATCCGCTACCCGGAGGGGCTCCAGACTGGTCGATGGCTCTATCGACGTTCAGCTCATAAAGACTTAGGTACCCCTGAGTTGTTGCATTGACGTTGTTGAATTTTGCTTTAGAATTTTTAAACCCGCTTATATAAACCTTTGAATCAAAGATTACAAAGTTTTGTTGAGGAAAGGTCTTTATCCTATTGTAGAGCAAATCTCCTGATTTGAATCTATAATATGGCATATCACTTTAATAATCCAACCTAACTCTTAAAGTTAGTTCGTTGGTCGGATCTTTTCTCAAAGGTTCTGAGACCTTTGCCGCCGCTAACAATTCGTTATCTGGCGAGTACAATCCAACTGTAGTAATGTAACTTACAGGCATGTCGCTTGGAACATTCTTGACCCTGACTTGACTCTCCGTTAAATAAGTTGGGTTAGAGCTGTAGTTGAATTCATTGTGATGTGCTCTACAGAAATACACTGTTGAGTTAAGCTCTGTAGAGTTATTAAATGAGACATTAAGTATTCTATGTCGCAAAGAATCACAAGCTGTTTGAATGGAAGATCCTGTAAATAGAGAATAGACATCAGAGTGAGCCAATGCTGTTATGTCACTCGTGGCAGAATCTGCGATTTGCCTATGCATCATACAGCTAGCAGAGTTAAGTATGCCGCCTGTCAAGTGATAGACTACTCCGGATGAAGCCGTCACCTGCCTGACTCCAGCGGGTCCGCCGCCGTCGTGGCTTGCTCTAGCAAACATTCTAGCATCTAATACGGCTATGCCTGCTTGATAAAATATCAAACCAATGTTTCCTGGCAAAGTTGGGTGGCTTGAACCGGTCGTCAAACCGTGCGCAATTGGGGCGACTATAGCGTTAGCAGTACCGCCAGAAGAGGCTGATAGTATGCCGTATTCACCCGCTGGTGAGTTGATTCTATATTCGTTAGCAGCGTTGGTGTCTGCGATTGTAATATACCGTCCAGCATATTTTCGCAAGTCGCCGTGAGTTTCTTCAGGAGAAGCAGGATTTCCGTAATGAGGCGAAACACCTATCTTCATATTGAAGGACCCCTTCTTTATCTCATCCTTTGTGAGAAGGCGAGCGAAATTAACGAAAAACGCTTCGTGAATCTTTCCTGTCTTTGGGTTGCCGGTTACATCGCCGTCTTGGTCAAATGCTCTAATGTTTCCGTCTTTATCGTGACCCATCAAAACTTGTGCCATCTGATTATAAATTTGAATCTTCTTTTCTTGATCGGTTCTGGCTACTTGCTTAACGTTTCCAGACAGGACAGAGCCAGTAGAGTAACCAGCAGTAATGTCGAATATATGATTCGCAGAAGAACTCAGATATGGATAATCATAAACAGACTGGAACATCTTATGGGAATAATTTTTAATATTTAATTCTGTCCCAAGACTCCCGTCCCTGTTGTATGTCCCTGACACTATCGCACCAGTAATGGGAATAGCCTCATGAAGTAGAGTCTTTGTTGTTACGATATCGCTGTTGAGAAATGTCTTGAAAGTTGTAGCCATCTTATAATCCTTGTATTAAGTTGTTCCTTGTTTCTTTATATATCGAACTGGTATGTCGATAGAATACCCAGTCGTTGCCGCCGTAACTCTCACGTATGAGTCAATATAATAATACGTCTTACCACTTCTGAATCCGGTGAGTGGGGCGTCATCTGCCGTTTGAGTAAATGTGCTCCCCAACTTTTCGAAAAGATATGTCGAAGTTGTTAGGTTTATACTGGGTTTTACTCTGAAGTTTAACACTCTTCCTCTAGGACCGCGGATTCTATGTGCGGTTGGGCTCCCGCGCTCTTCAGTGCCGCGGCGAGTATCATAACGATTTCGTATTAGCCCTCCAGAATCCATCCCTGAGTTTGCACTAATGTAATAGCTGGCAATCTGGTCATCATCTATAAATGAAGCAGGTAGAGATGCTCCTTGACTAGGAGAAAACGGAGGTCCCGTTAAAGACCCAAGCCTATCATCCATCTCTATTATAAATTGTGTTTCTTGCAAATTGGCGGGGACATCCAACGAAGGCGGAATCTTCAATGTATCCAGCCCTGTTTCAACTGCAATGTAATTGGGTCCGCCGCCGCGCAGAGCACCTAAAAGCACGCCCTTCCCGTTAACATCTGGCTCCTTTAGCGAAGTATCAGAGTCCTCAGTATTTGAGTCCACAGTCACAACATACGTTCCGATGTTTGCTAGTTTTGAAAAAAGCAGTTCTGCTGCGGTACCCTTGTACCCGCCGTCGGATAGTTTCAAGATCGGTAAATGAAGTATGTTAGTATTGGTGATGGTCATGAGTTTTGACTTCATGAGAGAAGTATTGTTCGTAAAAGATTCTAATACCGGTGTTTTTAAGATTTCTAAATCGTAATAAGAGGACCCGCTTGGGTGATTTCTATTATAAAGGGAATAATCTACTTCGTCGTCACCAAGCGCAAACTTTGTTATTTTGAAATCCCCTCTTGCCATCCGGAAGCGTCCAGTATCCGTTAACACTGCATCTAATATAATATCTCCGGAATTATCAAGAAAAGCCATATTTTTTACTCCTTACTATTCTACTATCTAATTAGGATTCAATAAAAAAGAAAACCTAACATTTATTATTAATATCTACATTATTCTGAATTTCTTCTTCTATTTTAGTATACTTCTTTTTAAATTTAAAGTTTATATCAATTTGTTTGCCCGTAGAGCGCGACGTTATTCGACATTTAAACTGCTTACCCCACAATGTTTCGCGTGGATTTTCGGCAGTACCAACATCCCCAACTGGTTGACCTTCTGCATCCCAAGTTTCTAAACTGCCGTTCGATGGCATCGGAAGCACCCTTTGCAAGGACGATGGTGAGATTTCTATTTTATGGTCAAAGGACATCTTTCTAGGTTCAATCTCTTCTTTAAAATTGAAAATATCCATCTTCAAGAACGTCATCTCATCATCAGCCACCAATTCCACCTGATAAATGTGAGAAGGGTTGGATGGATGACCGTGGATATCTTCTGTTCTAAATGCATAATAATATTTTTTATTCGGACTTATCACGTCAACATGCGAAGCATTTGTGGCCTCTGATTCTATCCTCTGTATTTTCTTATCAAAGAATGACTCCCACGAAGTGGGTTCTTCGTCCGTCCTAAAAATTTCGAATACTTTAACTGGATCGTCGTTTCGAAAGTGAACTATTTGATCCCTTATAATGTGCCGTCTTCCGCGCCAAAAGCGGCCGGACGGATACTGAGATCCCACGACAGTACGAAACTGGTCATAATCATCCTCTTCTAATATCACGGGGTTTGCAGCCATTTCCCCGGTTGTGCCATTCAAATTAAATAATAT